GTAAAATCTTCCACAATATTGATATCGATAGGATTTACATCATACAGGTTGTTTAGAAACCTGTCAAATAGATGTGGGTTTGTTTTATTTTCTACAATAACTTTTACATACTTGTTTGTATATTTTGTCAAATCTTTACCAGTTATCTGAGTTATTGTTTCAGACTTATCGTTATATTTTATTTTGTGAAACATAACATTTGGATTTTTAATAAACTCCAATTCTTTTGTTTTCAAGTCAAATAAATGAAACCCTCTTTCATCGCCGTAGTCTATCCAAGTCATTTCATATGGATTGCCCAAGTATTGTATATTGTTCTGTTTTGATTTGTGATGATAATGACCAGAAAAAACTGTATCGAAGTGTTTGAAAATATTTCTATTCAAACCATCTTCGCAAATTGCACCGCGGTGCATTACGAATCCTTCAATTTCAAAATGCCCCATGCAAATGTCTGCTTGTGTATTTTCAATTTCTTTCATTGAATCATTATAATTTTCTGCACAAATCCAAGGAACCATACAGATATGTACCGGATCAACATAAATTGTTTTAGGTGAATGTATCACATTAATGTTATCATATTCACCCAACAACAAATCAATCGAATTTACATTGTTTGTATTTTTGAAATATGTATCGTGGTTTCCAGCTAACATCTGAACATTAATACCTCTTTTGCGTAGAGGATCAAAAAACATTTCTTTGGCACGTTTTAATGAATAAAAATTAATATATTTTCGACGGTCAAAAGTATCACCAAGAATAAGAACGGTAGTAATATTGTTTTCGTCTATTACAGGAAAAAATGTCTCTGTATAAAACTTATCATAGTAATCTAGGAAATGTAGCGAGTCATTTCTTCCACCAAAATGCTGGTCAGTTATAATAGCAACTTTCATATTTACTCCATAAATTGTTCCAGTCCTTTCGGTTTAGGTACAATTTTTTTAGACTCCTTTTTTTTCTTTTGAACGTCTTCGAAATTTTCGATAAACTCAGAGATGTTATCATACAATTCAAATTGCTTTACGGTACCATTTTCCAAATCAAGCATATCAAATTCATCCAATATACCGTTTTGTTCGGTAGATTTGTACTTGACATAGAGGTACTTCTTCTCTTTTTGAATCCTTCGCAAGAAAGCATAGTATATGATTTGTGTGAAGTAGGCAAATGGATTTTTTGACTTCTCAGGATCAAAATTATTGAAGTACATTAAACAATTCTCAATACCATCAGAAATCATTTCATCACGATATGTATAATTGATAAAATTTGGTTTATGAGATAACCCTTCAGATATCTTCATAAAACACTCACCAATGTAGTTAGGAATCGCAGGGGCAGGTTTGTTTTGCATCTCTGCGGTCTGGCATGCTGTTTTGTATTCTGTCAATGCCTTGAGAAAATCCTCATTGTTTATATAATGTTTTTGTTTTGCCATATTGTTTACCATAAAAAGTTGTTGACATTTCGCTTGACAACGTGTACAGTCGTCTATGTCCTGGTTTAAAGTTAATGAATTATATGTTCCTCATTAGCTAGTTGATTATAAGCTTCCATCATCTCATTCAGTTCCTCACCTTTTAACTTAGACATACTGTCTTTCATTTTCATTCTTTCGTTGCATTCGTTTACCGAATTACTGTATTGCATTGCAAATTCTTCATTTGCTTCCATAATGCAGACGATGTTATCTGGATTGATACTTGCCTCATTCATCTTAATCAACCGTGCAGGTAACCATTGTTTCAGTATCAGGCCTGAAAATCTACCTTCAGAGTGCATGATGACCTCCATAGGTTCCATAATGAATATTGATCCGTCTATTTTTTCTGTAACGAATCCTATTACATCGCTACCGTTTCTTAACCTTATTATTTTTACCTCATTCATTTTTTAACCCTATTTTATAGATTTTGAATGGAAATTTTTCTTCTGTGTATATTTTTACTCTTTCCACAAAATGTCTAAGTGTGTAATTCATTTGTTTTTTATGAACAAGATCATCCGCAATATCGTATAATGTAGCTATTTCTTTACCTTCTGATTGTCTTAGACCACGACCAATACTTTGTAAATTTCTAACTCTTGACTTTGACGGAGAAGCGAATATAATATTGTGCAGGTTCTTAATATTGATACCTGTACTAAAAGTACCAAATGATGCCACAACTATCGCGTTTGTTTCTTTCTCCATTATACTTCTTATGTCCTCTCTGTCTTTAGTTTCTGTTCCGCCATAAACAAAGAATACTTTTCTGTCTCCTATTCTCTCAGATTCTTTAATCATATTATAAAGGTTTTTACCATGTTTGTCAACTAATTGAAAAAGAACTAATGTATTCCTATTCATACTTATAGTTAAATTTTTAATGAATTTATTTCTGTGTTCATTTTCAACAAGATATTCTATTTCTTCTTGATAACTTTTATTTGAAAGAATTAAACAATTTTCATCCGTATGCCTCAACACTAAACATTTTATTTCAAAATCAGAAACTTGTTTCTTATCGATTAGTTCTTTAGTTGTTATTACCTTTTTAACTGCGCCAAATAATCCTTCTAATACAAGTTTATGAGTTTTAGTTCCGTCTAAAGTACCAGTTAAACCAATACGATACTTTGTATTGGTGCATGATGTTAATATTGTTGTCAGAGATTGTGCTTTAAATAGGTGTGCTTCATCACCTATAATGTAATCAAATTGCTGAAAATATTCTTTGGGCATTTGATATAAAGATTGCCAAGTCGAGATAATTAATTTCTTATCTGAAACCTTATCTTTTCCTTGGTACACTCTATGTATATATTGATCGACATAAAACCCATTATGAGAAGAGTAATCTGCAAAGTCTGAATAGAGTTGTTCGACCAATGATGTTGTCGGTACAATAATCAATCCTTTTAGATTTTGAAAAGATAAAAACTGTCTAAACAACAAGTAGATAATGAGTGATTTGCCCGACGCGGTAGGAGACAAAAGTAATGCACGGCGTACTTGCATTGCGTGTACAAATGCGTTAATCTGGTGTTCCCGTACCTCTATTGGTACACCAGAAGAGTGTAAATTCATATTATGTGCGAATTTCTGCGCTTCGAATATACTAAATTCGTCTTCCGTTTCTAGTTTAGGATCATCAAAAGAGAATGTATAATTTCTTTCTGCGCAGAAATCTTTGACGTAATTTATCAGACCGTAATAAATTTGTGATGAACCCATGTTCCATAAACGAATTTTGCCATCCCAAATCTTCTTACGAAACGCCGGAACAAACTGATAACCTGGTACAAAAAAGGTAAAGTACTCTGATAGTTCTTGTGAAATATGTTTTTCACATTCTATCTTTAAGTATACCTCATTCTTTTTTGAAATTACCAGGTCAGTTACCATTGATAAATTTTTCCCACGCAATAAAATCTTTTAACTGATAAGTTCTAGAATTCAATTCTTTCATAATAGATTCAATCATTATGATAACTTCTTCATGGTACATTTTCTTTTCCAATAGACGAATCAAATCACTATCTGATTCCAAATATGTTGTGATATCAGATTTTAATGTGAATTTAAATTGTTCCCATCCGTGTTCTTCCAACTCTTCTCTTGAGAGTTTTCCGGTATAATATTCCCATTTTATTTTCTTCAAGCGAAGATAATCAAAGTTGGCCTTTTTAGATGCCAATTTATGTTTGATTAACATCGTAAGGTATTTGTTATGCAGAATGGGTATACGGATGAGTTCTTTTCCGGGTTCTGTTGAATCTATAACAGAATCTTTTTCCCAATGATTGAGTATTTGTTCGATATTTTCCATAATATATGTATAGCCAAGGTGAAATATTTATAGTGGTTCTATATTGAAGTAATCGTAAGTGAATGATGCCCTACAGGTTATAACATCTTCTGCCGACAGTTTGGTGTCAAAAGATATGCCTGATAAAGATGTTGGAAACATGTTAAAGAACTGTATTCTAACATTTATATTGTTAAGATTTGTAAGTAATGTTAGATGCCCGTCAGATTGAAATTTATATTTTCTATTTTTCTGCGCATACATTTTTTGCAATTCTGACAGTTCTTTTCTTTCATCCGTAGACTCTGGTGAAGCAATGGAACGAAACCATTTATACAATTCATTCCATCCAGATAATGATTCATCGACAATGAAACTAATATCAAAAGAACTGTATGTAATTTTGGTACCCGGAAAATTAAGATTTAAAATGGGCGTAGCAAATTCTGCTTGTCCAATACTAATGTCTGGCAAGTTTGCTTCTTGACAAAAATACTGTACCGTAGGTATTCTATCAAAAGTTAATAGATACTTTGTGGGTTGTAGTAAGTCTGTGGTTTCCGGGGTTCGTGTAAGTACTGTCATACTTGTATTTAGTTTACTATAAAAAAGAGGATCAAAAGATCCTCTTAAATTAAAATTTTACTTTTAATGCAACTGGTATATCAATTTTATTTTTTTTAGGAAAAAACCAACTGAAAAACCATTTAACGAATTCAATAATCATTATTACGAAACTGTAACCGACAACGAAGTTGGTACATCAATGATGACATTCGGTAAAACAACCTCTTTAACTTCTGGTTCTGCAACATCTGCTGCAATTGAAACCGATCCTGTGATCGCTTCTCCTAAAACTAATCCATTATTATCAACTGCTGCTACATTGATAACATAATCACCAGCTTCAACATTAGCGAAAACTACATCGTATGGTGCAGCTGATAAGTATTGAACGCGAGAATAACCTAGACTAACCCGAATTCCGCCAGAAACAACATTGCTTTCAAACTCACGCTGTTCTGTTACGATAGATACCGTTACTGTATGTGCCATGGTACTTACTCCTTTTAAAAAATTACTTTAATCAAAATGTAATACAACTAAAGAACAAAAAAATAGGAGCA